TTTATGTCACTTTGTTTCTAATATTGATTTCAAAAATGCTTGTTTTCTGATTTCTGCAATCGTTGCATCCTGTAGACCACCTTCTACTCTAGTAGTTTTTTGTGCTTTTGGAAACATATCAAGAACGTTCATAGGTATAGGTGAATCAATTTCAGCAATTTCTGGCAATGGTTTATTTTTTAGTCTTGTAGATGATAAAAGAGTGCCTGTTAGTTTTTGCATTTTATACCCTTATTTTAGTAAAGTCTCTTGTTGCTTTTTCAAATGGTTTCCTAGGTGTGTTTGTAGGTGCCCACTTGGGTTGTTCTTCTTTCATTCCCGAATCCATAATATTTTTCTGTGCAGATTGTTCCAAATCATATAACTTCATCTTTGCTCTATCTACACCAATGACAAATCGTTTATATAATGTAGGATCGTTATATCGATTCTTCAATTGCTTAACCATGATCTGATTCATTTGCTCTAATTCTTCAGTTGAAATCAAAGCAAACATAAAGTCAACAGTTGCAGGCAACCCGAACGACTCAGATGTGTCGGTTAGTTCAACATCTGTATTACCATAACCACTACGAGTTGTCTGTGTTGCTGATAGAATAGGAACATTTTCTTCAACCGCCAACCCACGAAGTTCTTCAGCAATAGATTTAATTAACGTATAGGAATTAATATTTGATCCTGCTTTGAATCTAGAACTTGCACAAATATTTAAGTAATCAATAATAATGACATCTGGCTTAAATTGTTTCTTAAGTTGTAGTTCATTTAACAACGCCTTAAAATGTCCAGTGTGTGCACCAGTTGTGGGATACTCTTTAATAATTAAAGTGCCTTCAGTCTTTCCCCTGATCTTTTCAATCCTGCTATCAAAAATTGCTTTAGGCAAATCTTTAAGCTGATCCATAGTGATGTTCATTAGATTAGCATCAATACGTTCTGCAATTCTTTCCTCAGCCATCTCTAAAGTAATATACAAAACATTTTTGTTCTGTGCCAAAACAGATGCCGCAACGTGACACATAAACAAAGACTTACCAACGCCTGTACCTGCAAGACAAACATTTAATGTCTTATTCGGCATCCCGCCATTTGTAATCTTGTTAAAATAATCTAAGTCAAAAGGAATTCTCGTTTCTACTCGGTGATAGTATTCATACCGTTTATCAGCACTATCAATATAATCATGACCAACATTATTGTCGAAGCACACTCCTAAAGCATCCTGCAATAATTGCGGAATACCATCTTCAGACTTTCCCTTGTCTCTACCATCAATGATAGCAATGGATGAGAGGATAGCATTGTAAATTGCTTTGTCTTTGCAGAACTTTTCAGTTTCTTTATATAACCAATCTTTATTATGTTCCGTAGGATCTAAGTTGTGAATTGCTTCTACAACTTCTTTATATTGATCCTCACTCAACGATTTGTCATTTTGTGCCGCAATCGTTAATGCATCTTTACTCGGAATAGAATTGTATTCGTCAATAAAGCTTTTAATTTTATCATACAGAATTTTATCTGTGTTATCTAAAAAATAATCCCGCTTTAGGAACGGGATTACTTTTCTCATGAATTCATCGTCATTCGCTAGATTCTGTAGAATTACGTTTTCGATCTTCGAAGTCATTAAGTGCTTTCTCTAAAATATCCATTACAACTAAATTCAATGTCTTATCAAATTCTGGGCCTTCAATATCTTCGGCCTTTTTACCTTCGGGCGCTTGAAACACGGTATAGTCTAAAACCAATTGTTCCGAAGCATCCTTCATATCAAAATCATTGAAGGCGATTGCTGTTCCTATGAACTCACCTTCAAGAATTTTTACGCCCCAAAGAGCGTTATCTTTATCGTTAATTACCCAAGGCTCATACTTCACTAGCATTCTCAAACTCCTCATCTATTGCAACTTGATCCATATCATTTATCATCATATCATTGCTTGCCATTTTATAGCGTGCCTCAATAAACTCTCTAAACTCTTTAGAAGTCAAAATAGGCATCCAAAACTCTTTAGTGTATGTGTCTTTCAAACGAACTTTTTGTTCTTGTCCCTTTTTAGAGTACCAACCGTTAGATGGCTTAATAACAAATCCACCTTCAAGTGCAACATCTAAAAGACCAGACCAAGTACTAATACCACCTTCGAATGTTACCTCAACAGGAATCTTAGATTTCTCTCGAACAAATCTAGACTTCTCAACATTAATGATAAAGTTATATCCAATAATATCTGTACCATCTTTTTCTTGTTGACGACCAATAATAAAGATATTGTCTGCAGAATAATAAATGCCTGTGCCACCAGACACAATCTGTTTAGGGAACAATCCCATTTCAGAATATGTATGATTAACAACAATCATCGGAATATCTTTGATCGTTAAGTGAGGTGTTACCATTCTAAACAAAGATTTCATCTGTTTAGCACGAGTCATATCTGCAACAGACTTACCTTCAAGGGCATCTTCAACTTCTTTCTTAGAAGCCAAATTACCTACAGAGTCAATAATGATAATGACATGATCGCCACGCTCAATATTATTAATCTGAGACATTGCATCAAATTTTAGTTGCTCTATGTCCGTGATGGGAGTATGGAGTACTCGATTGGTATCGATCCCGAAAGAATCAAAATAAGACTGAGGGCTACCAAACTCAGAGTCATAGAATAAAACAATAGCATCTTCATATTTGTCCAAATAAGACTTCGCCAATAACAACGAGAACGCTGTTTTAAAATGTTTAGACGGACCGGCAAAGACAGTAAGTCCAGGTGTTAAACCACCTTCTAAACTACCCGAAAGGGCAACATTAATCATCGGAACGGTTGTCTGAATCATGTCCTTTTTATTAAAGAACTTTGATTTATTAAGAACTTCCGTTTCTTTGATTGTAGAATTCTTTTTCAATTTGTCAAGTAAAGACATTGTATCTCCTTAAGTAATACATTATTATATAATAAACATAGCAAAAAGTCAATAGTTAGTTGCACCAACTTTGTTTTGCATCTCCATAATATTCTCTAGCAAATCCGTTTTTAATTAATTCAGACCGCAAACTTGTTCCGTTTAAAATAATATCACCCAAAATTCTACCACCGAACTTGTCCCAGCCGTATAATATAACTTGATGTTTCTGTGTGCTTGCAATTGCATTTTTTGTAAATGCGCTAGCTGCTTCTCCTCTTTGTTTTTCGGAATCGCATTGTCCTCTGAATCCTTTTTCTGGAGTGTCGACACCAAAAATACGAACAGCTAATTCAGGCTTTAATGGTGGAGGCAAATATGGTGCAGAAATGACTACAGTGTCACCGTCTGTTGCTCGTATAATTTTAGCATCATATGTTACTCCTTTGGGAGTCTTTTGTGCATAAGCTAAAGATGCACAACATAAAAATGTGAGTGTTAGTAATAATTTTTTCATCCGAATAATCCTTCTAAAGTTGCTTGCGGCTTTGCCGACCAACCAATACCATCTAAAATTGTGTTCATGGGTTCCAAGAATGATTTCTCAAACATTGTCTCATAATCAGCATATTTTAATAAATCAAATTCGGCAGGAATGACACTAGTAAAAGCTATACAGTTTTCGCCGATGGTATTTGGTTCTTTTAAATAAATGAATTTGATCTTATCGCCTTCTTTGATTCTCTCATATTTTTTACTCAAATCATATTTGTCTAAATAAAAATTATAGAGCAGAGCTCCCCTTACGTGCATAGGGGTTGCTTGTTTATATATATTTGCCCTGTCAGTATATTTATCTAACCCATTAACACCCCTGGGGAAAGATATGTCTTCAGGTTTCATCTTTCTATATTCTGCTTGAAAGTTTCTAATATATTCTTGTATCTTATCTTCTGTAGATGTCAGAGCAAGTTTAACAGCTTTTCGCAGACCTTCTCTAATAGGTTCGGGAGTAGATGACCTAACAATCTCCAATCCCATAACCTTTAATTTTGGTTCTGCGTATTTTACACCTTCATTATTATAAACATTCAGAGCGTATCGTTTCTTGGCAACCCATACCCCGGTTTCCGCAATCGCTTCTCGCTTGAAGTAAATCTTTTTATCAAATGCATTAGTATATTCTGCCATTTCATTACAGACTTTGTTCAATACTTCTTGAATCTTTGCTTCACACACTTGATCCAAAATATCTACAATTTTATCTGGCGATTGATTCTTATAGAACTTCTCAACCAAAGGAGCAAATGTAACATAACAAGAGTCTGTATCTGAATAAAAGGAATAATTGTAATCTGTTGTACCACATACTTTATTCAAATAAGCATTCAAAGCAACACCGACCTTCTGAATAATATATTGTCCTGTTAGAGTAATACCTTCAGCAATATTGTCATCATAAAATCTAAAGAATTCATTTGCCATTGCTCCGAATAATGAATTCATCTGAATCTTTCGAGCCATCTGAAAATTATTATACTTCGAAATCTCTTTTTGCCAAATAGGATCTTTTGTTTCCTCATATTTGGATTGCGCTACCAACATCAATTTTTTATATTGTGTTCGATCGTTAAACAATTTCTGAACAATCTCAGGAAATACACCTTGCTTTGTTCTGGTAAAACATCTACCATTTGCCGCCATACAATAATCTTTATTTGTTAGATCAGATGTATCCTCTTTGCCTGCAAGAAGATCTTTCATTTGCACATCAAAGTATTTAGAATCTTTAACAAGAGTTTCTGGTGACATATTATATTGCATAATAATACTAGGATACAAACTTGTCGCATCAAAAGACACTACCCAATTATATTTGCCTGGTCTTGGTTCTTGCACATACGCACCTGCAATATTTCTACCTGCCTTGTGCTCTCTCTGATGAACAATAATGTTTTTCTTGAGTAGTTGATTATACAAAATACAATCCCAAGTTCTTACTGCAGAAAAAATATCTACATAATTACATTTAGCATCATACGCCATTGTCATAATCAATTCAATAAGACGCATCTTATCTTCAAGTCGATCTACAAGTTCGCAGTCAATGACGTTATACTCTACAAACTTTTGCCAATTGCCTTTGTAGAATGCGGTAAAAGAATCAAACTCATCATACGATAATTTTTCTCTGCCCAATTCTACTTTGGCAATGTGATCCAATTTATATGTTTCTTGCGCAGTATAAGTAAACTTTTTATACAAATCCAAATAGTCAAGAACAGCAATACCTAGAATTTCAAAAGCAACGCTTTCTTTTTTCATTCTGGTGATTCGTTTTTCGTTAACTACTTTCCAGGGAGAAATTCGTTTTAAATAATCTTCACCCAACATCTTGTAGATTCGATTACACAGATATGGAATATCGAAAAATTCCACATTCCAACCTGTAATAATATGAGGGTGATCCTCATTGATATATTCTACAAATTGTTTTAATAGATCAACTTCGTCATCGCAATGAATGTATGTGTGTCTGTCGTTTACTTTTTCACAAGCATGCACACCAAAAGTAGTTACTCGCTTTGTTTGATAATCTTGAATAGAGATTAGCAGTATCTGTTCTTGCGGGTTCGTAACATCAGGGAATCCTAGATCGGCAGTGGTCTCAATGTCAATTGTCCAAATATTAATTTGAGAAATGTCAAATTCTACATCGTCTTTAAAGGCAGAAGATATATATTGATATGCATAGTTTGTGTTGCCGAAAATAGGAAAGTTCTCAACTTCTTTATATCTAGACACATAATCTTTAGCCTCATTGATACTTTCGAATTTAATTTCGCCTAGTGGCTGACCAAAAAGAGATTTATACTTTGATTCGACTGCAGATTTAACGAACAAAGATGGTTTAAACGGCACTTTATCTTGTACTTTATGTCCATTATTTACCCCACGTACAAGGATATTGTTTCCGTATTGGTTGACACTAGTATAAAATTTCATGAGACATTCCTAAAGGCATAAATAATATAGCAATTATAATATGTATCAGGAGATAAATCAATAGAAAATCAATAAAAAGGATAAAAAAATGTTATACAAAAAGGTTGCTGCAATGGCACTTTTTGTTATGATGTTTGGAACCGTATCGGCTCAAACGACAAGTGGAACTTCTAGCACAACTGGAGGAACAACGACAGGGACTACAAGTCTCATAAATCAGGGAACATACGATAGTAAAACGTTGGTAGATACCAACAGCACTTCAAATAGTGTCAGTACAGTTAATAGCAATAGCAATGCTACAAGCAACAGCAATGCTACAAGCAATTCAACTGTTAATAGCACTAGCGTTAATACGAACAACAATAACAACGCAAGCACTAGCACATCCACGAACGTCAATACGAACAATAACGTAAATAGTGGCACTCAGACGTTAAACAATAACAACGTTAACTCTGGCACTTTGACATACAATAATAACAATGTCAATACCGGAACGATGACGAACAATAACAATAACGTCAATACAACGACTAGTAATAACGTCAATAGAAACGAAAATGTTAATAGTGGAACCCAAACGTTCAACAACAATAACAATAGCGTCAGTACATCTACCAATATTAATAAAAATGAAAATACTGGCACAATGACGTATAACAACAACAACGTATCAACTAGTGATAATAAAAATATAAACGTCAATACAACGACTAGCAACAACGTGAATAAGAATGAAAATACTGGCACAATGACGAACAATAACAATAACGTCAATGCGTCAACTAGCACTAGCACAAACGTGAATCAAAATGCTAATGTGAATCAGAACATCAATTCTGGTGATATGACTAACCGTAACATCAATGAAACCACAATTACTCAGCGTGTGATTCAACCTCCACCCACTGCTGTAGCACCCGCAATGATGAGTGGTGGTAATAATGATTTGTGTTCAACTGGTTCATCTGGTTCTGTACAGACTCAAATCTTTGGCGTATCTTCCGGTGGCACTATCAGAGACTTGAATTGTGAACGATTAAAATTATCTAAGACTCTTTTTGATATGGGTATGAAGGTAGCCGCAGTTGCTACTATGTGTCAAGATAGAAGAGTGTTTGATGCTATGATGGCGGCTGGCACACCTTGCCCATATGATGGCAAAATAGGTGAACAGGCAAAAACAGCATGGGAAGAAAATAAAGATAAAATACCTCAATTAGAAAAAGAGAACAAATATGAAACTGCTAAAAACATTGGGCTTGGCTCTTTGCTTGGCGTTCTCGTTCACGCCGCTTTTAAGTAAATCACAAACACTAGACCCAACGCAGGTTTACAATACGGGGAATATTGTATTGAATACTCCTCAAGGTGGACCTACGCCTTGGGTTGGTGGTGTTTATCAAGACAATCTAACTTGTTGGGGGCAACAGGGTGATACGGGATACTGTGGACCGAATGCTATCGTGCGTCCGGGAGGCAACATCAACTTCTCTTATGGTTCAACATATCTGTATCAACAACAGCATATTTCAACATTACTACCTTCTGCTACGGGACTTCAAGTCAATGGATATAATTTTGGATTTACTGCAAAGAATGGTAATGGTTGGGATGATGGTCGTGTCGACCAACTGACAGCACTTGTTCGCTTTTGGGATAACACTAATGGTAGAGCCGCAAATAATTTACTGTATGGTAACTCTTGGAATCTATCTTACAAATACAATTGGACAGATTTTAATTTTGGGGAAACATTCACGAAACCTTTGGCGGTGACTTCTATAGGTCAAGTGCAGTATGGATTTATCGGTAGAGACAATAACTTTTGGGCAGGACCATATGGACCAGAAGTCTACAATGTTAATTTCAGTTTGAAATATTCTGTAGACCCATGTGCAACTAATCCAATGTATAGTCCAACTTGTCCTGGATATTTGGATGCATTAAATAAATTACTGCCGAAGACTACAACACCATCCACAATAACAGATACAACACCATCAGGAACTATAACAATCATTGATAATGTCGCAATATCGCCAACTGGAACTTATGGCGGTGGGCCTCCTCCGCCACCTGGAAGTCCTCCGCCCCCTGAAGGTTTACCGCCACCACCGCCGCCATCAGGTCCTGCACTCATGGGGGCACCAGCACCAGCATCGCAAGTTGCATCTACACAACCTGCACCAAACGGGCAACAAACTAAAGTAGGTGAAGTGTCCGATTCTTCAGGCGGTTCAAAATCAACAGTATCTCTGTCGTCAGTTCTTAATATGATTGGTTCTAATCAAGAAAAGACTGCGGCACTAGAAAAATCTGTAGTGCAAGCGGCTGATGCGCAAGCATTTTCTGCGGGTGAGACTGCTAAACAACAAGCAGAAAAAATTGCAGGTGATGTACAGTCGCAGAGCATTGCAAATAGTGGCGGTTCATCACAAACAGGAACATCACTATCGGCAGGTACACAATCGGTCACACAATTGCAAGGGGCATCTGTATCAATGCAAGGCAATCAACAGGGAAACTCCGCATCAAACTCTGCGAGACTTCAACAGTCTATCAATAGTGGTAGCATGGGTATGCAGTCCGATACAATCACTTCTAACGTAACAACTCAGCAACAGCAATACAATATTCAAAACACTACAAGACAAGAGTTTAATGTTGCAATGGTAACACCACAAGTGTCGTACAGTTTAGTTGCACCGACAAGATATGCACCAGTTCAAATTGAATTGCCAACGACAGAAGGAATAAAATTTGGATATAAAGGTCCAGTTGACAATGCTATGGATTCTAAATCATTCTTAACACAAATGGATAATGGCTCGCAGCAGAATGATACAGTTAAAAAGAACGTGCAAAACAATGAAGCCGCAGGAAATGTAACTATCGAATCAATTGCGAAACAACCCGCAAATTATGCACAATATTTTACTGCGATTCCAGATGTTGCATTCTATACACCAAAAGAAATTTATAAGAATCAAAAGACTGTAGACAATGCAAGAGCATTAAGACAATTAAGTTCTGATAAGTTACATCAAGACATGGTCAATCAACAATACAAATAATATGGACCAAGAAGAATATATCTATCAATTAGTGTGTGGCATTTTACTAGTTGTATCTTTAATTGGTATCGCATGTTATCTAATTTTAAAATAAACTAGGAGAAAAAATGACAGAAGAAATTAAAAACGTAAACGCTAAGATTGACGAAGCAGAAGCGGCAGTTAAGAAGTATGCAAGTAAAGATACTGTTATTAGTGTTGGTGGATATGAATTCACGCCTGCAAAATTAATGGTCGCTGCTACTATTGTGTCATCTATACTAGGTGGTTTATACGGTACATTTGAAGTATATAAAGATTACGTTGGTATGAAGAAAAAGATTGCATCATACGAAGCACCGGATTTATCAGGGTTTGATAAACGTCTAGCTGTTATAGAAGAAAACAGTTCTAAAACATCTGACTATACTCGAGACATTAAGACTGATCTAAAGAATGATATACGTCGTAATGAAACAGTCACTGAACAGGTAGAGCGGGGTGTAAAACAAGCTCAAAGAGAGACGGAGCAAGAAATGCGCCAGGCTCGTAAAGATATTCGTGAAGATTTAGATAAAGCTAGAGGAGAAGTAAATGCTATTCGTAAAGAAATGGCGGATGCTCGTAAAGAAATATCTAGAGAAGTTGAAGTGTTAAAGAAAGAAGTCGACGCTAAGATTCAAAAAGCTGTTGATAACCCACTGGCAAACAAATAATGTTTGCTACTGCTCTAGCCCTTTATATGTACGCTAAACAGCCCGAGTGTATCAGGTGGACTTGGAGCGGAGATGTATACAGTAGAAAAGTGGTTTGTTTAGAATGGCGTAAAAAAGAAAAAGAGGAGAAGAAAAAATGATAGATCCAATGACAGCACTTGCAGGTATACAATCTGCAATAAGCATGGTTAAGAAAGCTAGTAAAGTAGCTAACGATCTGGGATCCCTTGCTCCTATGATTGGGAAAATGTTTGATGCTAAGAGTACTGCAACTAAAGCATTAATTGAGGCCAAAAAATCTAAGAAAGGTTCCAACATGGGAACCGCACTTCAGATTGAAATGGCTTTAGAACAGGCTAGGGCTTTTGAAGAAGAACTAAAGATGTTGTTTATGCAGACGGGTAAAATAGATGTCTGGAACAAGATCAAAGCTCGTCAAGCAGAAATGGATGCAGACGATGCTAATGATATAAGAATGTTCAACGACCAAGAACGTAAGCGTAAACAAAAAGAAGAAGAGTTAAATGAATGGGCAATGATACTTGGCGGAGCCGCTTTTGTCTTGTTCATATTGTTTATTGGTGGATATGAACTAATGCAGTTTTGCCAAACAGGTAATAGGTGCGGAAGATGAACGAATACCAAAAAACATTTGATATGTGCTTAAAAATATTTGTGTATGGTTGTGTCGCACTATACTTCTTAGGATTTCTTAAATTTCTACCAGACGATTTGTCAGACAAAATAGTCAACGGACTAATAGGTAGATTTTTACCAGGATAATATAAATAAAAAAGATTAACAAAGGAGACAGTAAAAATGGCATTAATTGATTCAGTATTAAATTTAATTAACAAACAACCTAAAGACCCGGACGCACCAAAACCTCCGGTCGGATCTCGTAGCGAACGCGAAGCAAAATTAAAAGATAAAGCCGGTATGGTTATTTCTGTATTTGCATTATTGCTTGCTGTCAATGCTTGGTATGGTGGTACATTAAGTAGCTTAACATTAGGTAACACAATTAAAGCAAACAACGTCTGGGCATTCTATCAAGCTAAGAGCATTAAACAAACTCTAGCAGAGCAATCATTAGACGATGCTACATATCGTAATGACAAAGAAAAGATGGCTAAACTGCAGGCCAAGATTGATCGTTACGAAAGCGATCCTGCTAGCGGTGAAGGTAAGAAAGAGTTAATGGAAAAAGCTCGTGTTTTAGAAGCCGAGCGAGATGAGGCTAAGAAACGTAGTCCATGGATTGGATATGCAAGCACTATGTACCAATTAAGCATTGTCGTATTATCCGCAAGTATTTTAGCAGTTAGTATGGGGATGTTCTGGGGTAGTTTCTTTGTTGCGGGCTTAGGCATATTGCTTTCAGCCCAAGGCTTATTCCTTTGGTTCTAAAAATGAAAACAGAACTACTATTAGAATTTGCAAAAATATCTGCAACTACCTACGACAATCCCGATGCGTCAACTGCTAAGTTCAAAGCACTGGGATATAAAATTATTAAATTCTTTAACATTGATGGTGCGCAAGCATACCTGCTAACCAATGGCACAATAACTGTGCTATCATTTAGAGGTACCGAAGTAACCGAAAAGTCAGATGTGCTAGCAGACTTGAAGTCTGGTAAGAACATTGAAGCCTGCGGTGGCAAAGTACACGTAGGTTTTAAAGGTGAGATCAACAAGATATGGCCCAGTATCTCTAAAGAGTTAGAAGACAATCCAGGCAATATCTATGTAACTGGGCACAGTCTCGGTGCTGCTATGGCTACTATCGCCGCTAGCCGCATACAAGATCGCGTAACTGCATTAATAACATTTGGAAGTCCTAGAGTTGGCAATGGCGAGTTTGTCAAGAGCTTAACTGTAGACCACTATAGAGTACAGAACAACTGCGATGATGTAACCAAAGTCCCATTTAGACTTATGGGATTTAGACATCATGGAACTCATATGTATATGAATTTTTATGGCAAGTTTAGAGATCTAACCCCGTGGCAGCGAGTAAAAGACATGGCTCGCAGTAGACTTCGAGCCAGAGCAAAAGGACAAAAGTTTATTGGTGTGTTTGATCACCTGATGGCCAACTACATTAGTAAATTAGAAAAACAGTAAATTTTAAAAACTATACATAAAAAATGGCGGGGTAACCCGCCATTCCTACCTTTGCATTAAGGTGCTTTAGGTATAGTCCTTGGTCTAGGAATATCCCCGGACACAATCTGAATACCTGTACCAAAGATTGCATTGTATTGATTATATACATCATCTTGTAGTTCAGCATTCCACACAATAGATCGTTTATCAATATGAATAATATGATCTTTAGTATATCCTGCATAAGGAATCAATGCCATTGAATGTTGGTCGGGTGTCGATTTAGAATTAACCAACATAACAGCACACGGCTTTTTAACAATAACTTTGTTCTGTTCATATTTTGTGTCGCCGACAATTTCTTCGCCGGTAACTAATTTAATCACTTCAATCATTTTTTCTCCAGTTGTTGGGGGCCGAAGCCCCCGTTATTAATACCAAACTCTTATATTTTGCATAATAGATAAATGCCTAACTTCTAGCCATTGATCGCAATACTCTATAAAAGATTTTAGTAATTGCTTAGACAAATTAGTCACCTCTGAATTCTAATTTACTTCTTCGTGTGGATAATCTTTGTCGTACTTCTTGAACGATTGCTATAAAAGCTTTAATGAAT